CATTTAAAGCTGCGCTATATTTGACGACGGCTACTGTAAACGCTTCCACCACTGCTTATTCAGCTACTAATGAAGTATCTGGAACAAACTATACAGCGGGTGGGGTGTCTATTACCGCATGGAATGCTCCAACGGCAACCAACTCTTCTTCTACGGCAGGGGTAGCGTTTACTACGCCTACAGCGTCAATTTCGTACACCAGCGTTACGCTTTCTACGGCTTTTGATTGTGTTTTGATTTACAACTCAACTCAGTCAAATAAAGCGGTTAGTGTTCATACGTTTGGCTCACAGACGATTACGGCTGGTACGTTTACGCTGACAATGCCTACAAATAACACGACCAACGCTTTACTTAGACTTGCGACGACATAATCGTGGCTTTTGTAATTGCTGATCGTGTACAGGAAACTACGACAACCACAGGCACCGGCACGGTAACACTTGCTGGTGCGGTTACAGGGTTTCAATCGTTTGCCGCTGTAGGAAATGGCAACACGACGTTTTATACGATAGCTGACCAGTCAGGTTCTAACTGGGAAGTTGGGGTCGGAACTTATACGTCTTCTGGTACAACGTTGTCACGAGATACGGTGCTGTCTTCCAGTAATTCAGGAAGCCTAGTCAATTTTAGTTCCGGAACTAAAAACGTATTTGTAACGCTACCGGCAAGCAGAACCACTTTTAACGCTAAAGCGTATGGCACAACGATAATCTTTGGGGGCTAGCTATGGCTGCGCCGAATCTACTTAATTTGACGACTGCCACAGGAAAGACGGCTGGGCTAGCGGTAACAACTTCGGCCACAGCGATTATAAGTAACGCTGCTTCTTCTGGTAAGTGCCTGAAGATCAACACATTAGTTGTCGCAAATATCACAGGATCTACGGCAACAGTAACGGTTGATGTATACAAAAATGCTACAACGGCGTTTGATTTAATTTATCAGGCAACTGTTCCGGCTAACTCGTCATTGGTTATTATTGGCAAGACTGAAACTCAGTTGTATTTAGAAGAAAACGATAGTTTACGATTAACCGCTGCTTCTAATAGCACTTTAGAGGCGGTGTGTTCTTACGAGGACTTGTCATAAATGCCTGTTGCATTAGGTGTTAATGGTGGAGTTCTTGGCTCCAATAACTTGCCAACGGCAACGACGTATAGGGGTGTCTTTACTCCTAATGAGGTAGCCAGAGCAATAGCTCTTGGGTTTTGGCCTGTAAATAAATCACAAGCTGTAACGGGTGTTGCTGGGGCCGGTGCATTAGGAACTTTAACTGTAGGCACAAATGCCGACGAATACTTTGAATACACCACGTTGTTGTTGCCCGGAAATGGCACAAACGGCGCACAGAACAACACGTTCTTAGACGGGTCTACCAACAACTTCACGATCACCCGCAACGGCAACACCACGCAGGGGACCTTTAGCCCGTTCAGTCAGACGGGGTGGTCAAACTACTTTGATGGGACAGGGGACTTTCTAAACACGCCTGCGACGGGACAATTTGCGCCAACAGGTGATTTTACGATTGAAGGTTGGTTTTATCTTTCATCATTAGCAACAACTCAACATCTCATTGGAAATTACACAACAAACGCATCGACTGATTGGCTTCTTGAAGTGACGACAGGCGGTAGTTTGCAGGTCTTTCTAAATGGATCAACGCTTCGTCTGTCAACTTCTGGCATTACAACGAATCAATGGTATTACGTCAACGTATCAAGATCTGGGTCAACAATAACAGGGCAAATCAACGGCTCAAACTTTAATACAACAGCGACGTATACGCTGGCAGGTACATTTGGATCAGCAACAAAATCTATTTATTTAGGCATGAGGGCAGGTTCGTCAAATGCAATGACGGGCTATTTGTCTAACTGGCGATTGCTTTCCGGTGCTACGTCAACAAGCGTCCCTACTTCGCCTTTGACCGCAATCTCTGGAACATCTCTACTCACCTGCCAATCCAATTGCTTTATTGATAACAGCGCAAGCGCAAACACAATCACTGTGGGTGGCAATCCATCCGTACAAGCCTTCTCCCCATTCAACCCCACCTCAAGCTGGAGTGCTGCGAATAATGGTGGCAGTGGGTATTTTGATGGGAATACGGATTACCTTCAAATCAATTCCATCACGACAACCGATTGGTTTACAGCCACAGGCAACTTTACCTACGAAGGTTGGGTCTATCCGCTGTCTTTTAGCGGCCCTCAGTATTCTTGTGCGATTTTTGCGTTTGCTAGTGATGACCTTATGTTGAGAGCAATGCCAACAACAGCGGCAAGTACAACAGTAAACGTATACGGTATTGATTCTGCTGGAGGGGCGGCTTTTGGAGGTTCAGGTACTGGTGCTGGATCATTAAGACTAAACGAGTGGTCGTGGGTGGTTTTTACAAGAGAAAGTGGTGTATTAAATGTTTGGATTAACGGCACAAGAGTAATAAACAATTCGGTATATACATCGACTCAGCTCAGAACGACAGGCACTAATGTAAGATTTGGTGGCGCAAATGGTGGAACAAATCCATTTTGGAATGGCTATCAATCCGGCGTTAAATGGACATCGGGGGCGGCTTTGTATAGCGGGGCAACCATATCTGTCCCTACTGCGCCACCTACACCCACAGTAAGCTCTGGAACATGCCGAGTATTGCTCAACTTCACCAACGCCGGAATCTACGACGCTACCAGTAAGAACGATCTGGAGACGGTGGGGTCTACGGCAATAAGCACAGCCCAGAGCCAATTTGGTGGATCATCAATCCTCTTTTCATCGTCTTATCTTTCATACCCAGTTCAACCATTCACAAGAATTGGTGCGGGGGATTACACATTTGAGTGCTGGGTAAGGCCATCGAATGTAAGTACGTTACAAACATTATTGTCATTTGGCAGCGGTGCATTTAGAGTATTTCTTAATAGTACAAACCTCTGGTTTTTAAATAGTGCAAGCACAATATTTCAGCCAACAAATGTATTCCCAACGGCTAATGTTTGGTACTACGTTGTAATTGTTCGGCAAGGATCTGCGACTAATAACACCGCTGCATTTATCAATGGATCAAGAGTTGTTCAGACAACAAACACTATAGACTTCAATGCAGGCTCTCCGACAATTGGCGGCGAGGGAGCGTCAAATTATGTAGCTGGCTACATGCAAGACGTTAGACTGACTCGGTACGCTAGATATAGTCCAGCAAGTTCTAGCATTACAGTTCCAACAGCAGCCTTCCCAATCCTATAAGGATAGATATGTATTGGACTAAAAAAGGGTCTATCCCATCACAAGAGACAGACGGAACAGAGGGCTGGCAACAGGCTCCAGCACCACCGACAGAGATTCCTGAAGGCAAGGAACTTGTATGGCTAAACTGGGAATGGATCATCCGTGACCCTAAGCCACAAGATCGTGAGGGCTACCAGTGGAATTGGCAGCACGACACAAGAAGCTGGGTCGAGGGTGCGTGGCCTAACGTTGAGCCTATCGAAATACAAGAAACGCCGGTAAACTTAACCACTGACCAAGTTATTAACTTAACAACCGCACAGCTCCTATAAGGCAACAATGTGTTCGGTTTCTCAGCATTTGGCGGCGCGGCATTTGGAGCCACAGGTGAAAGTGGAGGAGCGCCTATTACCGAAGGCTGGGGGTTCGGTCCTTGGGGTTCTGGTACTTGGGGGTATAGTGGTGTTACCGAGGTTGCGCTTACTGGTGTAGCTGCTACAGGTGCGGTAGGTAATGTAGCCGAAACAAATACGATAAATTTAACAGGAGTTGCTGCCACAGGTGCTGTAGGAAGCGTAACTCAAACAAGCACAGTTGGTCTAACAGGTGTAACTGCATCAGGTAGTGTAGGCAATTTAACTGCAACTAACACTATAGCTTTAACGGGTGTAACTGCATCGGGGAGTGTAGGAACCCTTAACGTAAATATTACACCTGCGGTTGAGATTTCAGGTGTATCTGCATCCGGTAATGTTGGTTCTGTATCGTTAGCCGAGCGTCAAATAGCGTTAACGGGTGTAGAAGCTTCTGGCGCGGTAGGTACTTTAACACTTACTAATACACAGGCGTTAACGGGGGTAGAGGCTTCCGGTGCGGTAGGTACGGTAATTGCAGCGTCTGGGCAAATAACCCCTATAACAGGCGTAGAATCTTCCGGGTCAGTGGGGTCGGTAAGCCCAGAAGTAAACGTAAGTTTGACAGGTGTAAATGCAGTTGGGTCAGTTGGGGTAGTAACACCAGAACTTAGCCAAAGTCTTACAGGTGTAACCGCAGCAGGAAATGTTGGTTCTGTAACAGTAGCCGAGAGGCAGATAGCGTTAACAGGAGTTGAAGCCTCCGGTGCGGTAGGAAATGTAAGCACATCTTTTGAACAGTTTGTAGCTATTACTGGGGTAGATGGTTCTGGGTCTGTAGGAAGCGTTTTTGCTGACTCAACACCACTTACAGCAGTTAGTAGTGCTGGACAAGTAGGTGCGGTTGGACCGACAATAACGGTTGGGTTATCTGGTGTTGTAGCATCGGGTAATGTTGGCGAGTTGTTAGGTGGTCAAGGGCTTTCTGGGGTTTCAGCTTCTGGTGCGGTTGGATCGGTAACTGTTGGGCAACGCACAGTACCTTTAACTAGTGTCCAGGCTCGGGGGCAAGTAAATTCTTTTGGGTCTTTATACTGGAGTTTGATTAATAATTACCAAGACGCTGATTGGAATAAAATTGGTAATTATCAAGATGCTCAGTGGAATAAAATTGGCAATTATCAAGATGCCCAGTGGGATCTTGTAGAAACGGAGTAAAGCATGGCTTATTCACCAACAACGCTTTTATCTTTACCCATAATTACGACAGGTACTGAATCTGGCGCATGGGGTAATATTACTAATAACGGATTAACTCAATATCTTGATATTGCCATAGCTGGGTCATTGTCTTTAACAACAGACGCAGATGTTAATTTAAGTAATACTGCGGGAACAGATACCGTAACAAATATTGGTTCAACTACCGCACAGTACATGGTGATTAACTGTACTGGCTCACGAACTGTTACCCGGAACATAAACGCGCCAAAACAAAGTAAGTTGTATGTTGTTATCAATGCAACAACTGGTAGTCAAAGTGTCGTCTTGCGCGGGGGGCCAACTTCGCCAACAACAGGCGTGACGGTTGCAAACGGAACTACAGCGCTATGCGCTTGGAATGGCTCGGATTACGTTTTAATTGGGGCATCAGGCAACGTTACGTTATCTGCCAACAACGCCTTCACAGGCGCAAACACCTTTTACAACGCCACAGGTCAGACGTTCGGGACAGCCACAGCAGCGCAGGACGGCATCATTCTTGCAGGTCGAGCCGGGGGGACAAGCACCTATCGAGTCACTCTCCAACCAACTACGCTTTCGGCAAACAGAACGCTCACGCTTCCTGACGCAAACACAACAATCCCAATTGCCTCTCAACAACTCACATTTAGTGGGCCAACGGCAGCACGAACTTACACACTTCCAGACGCATCGGTAACGCTTTTATCAACAAATGCAGCGGTAACCGTTCCACAAGGCGGCACAGGAGCTACGACACTTACCGCTAATAACGTCATTCTTGGTAACGGTACGTCAGCAGTTCAGTTTGTAGCGCCAAGCACCAGCGGTAACGTACTAACGTCTAACGGTACGACTTGGACCTCAGCGGCAGTGTCTTCGAGCGGTGTGACCAAAGTCACTAGAACATCAAACACGGCGCTTACATCAAGTAATATTGGTAATTGGATTTCAATTACATCCGGGACGTTTACGCAAACCTTTGACCCTTGCGCAAACCTTGGATCAACGTGGTTTGTCTATCTTGAAAACGCCGGTACCGGTGACATTACGCTAGACCCAAGCAGTAGCGAGACCATCGACGGACTAACAAGCTACATCATGTACCCCGGTGAGGTGCGGTTGATTCAATCAAATGGAACCGCGTTGACAAGTATCGTAATCAGTAGCTTTTTTAGAACTTTTACAAGCTCAGGAACTTTTACAAAGCCACCTGGATATGCCGCATTTGGCGTCGATATTATTGGCGCTGGCGGTGGCGGCGCTAGAGGTCAATCCGCAGATTATGGCCCCGCTGGGGGCGGTGGCGCAGGACGTTATAAGGATATTTTTTCAAGCGCCGCTTTCAGCGCATCTGAGACCGTAACAATTGGCGCTGGCGGCGCTGGTGCAACGGTTGATGCAACTAATGGATCGGCAGGAGGTACGTCATCAATTGGTGCTATCGGCGCGGCGACGGGTGGTGCTGGTGGAACTTATAACAGTCTTGGCGGCAGTGGTGGTGCAGCAATAGTTGCACACACTGGCGTTGCGGGCAATGCAGGTTCTACTGGTTTTGCTGGTGCTGCGCCTAGTAATGCAATTGGAGCACAAAATGCTGAATTTGGCGGCGGTTCAGGTAGTTATAGGAATGCTAGCAGTTCTGATTCAGGAACAAATGCTGGTTCATCGTTATTTGGTGGTGGCGGTGGTGGTGGCGGTGCTTCAACAGGCGATAATGTGGCAAGAGCCGGAGGGCGCGGCGGTCAATCAGGAAGCTATACAGCTGGTGGCGGTGGTAGTTCAACTTCCGGTGCTGCCGGTGGTAATGGCGCTGCTGGCAACTTCATTATTTGCGGTGAAGGTGGTGGTGGCGGCGGTACCAGTAATACAAGCACAGGGTTTGCTGGTGGCGATGGCGGTATTCCCGGCGGTGGCGGTGGCGGCGGTGGGAATGGAGTATCTTCACGCGGTAATGGGGGGAGCGGTGCGCGTGGTGAGTTAAGAATTTGGGGGATTGTATGAAAGCGCATGTGATTGAAAATGGTTTAGTGGTCAATACGATTGTGGTTGACTCGCTTGATTTTTTACCCAATCTGGTCAGCGCTGAAGATGGCGGCGCAATCGGTGACCGTTATGAGAATGGGCTATTTGTTGCGCATGAGCCAGATATAAATAAAGCGGCGCTAGAAATTCGTGAACAACGAAATCAAAAACTTAAAGATACGGACTGGACGCAGGTCGCAGACGCTCCAGTAGATCAAGCTGCATGGGCGGCATATCGCCAAGCGTTAAGAGATGTTCCTCAACAAACCGGCTTCCCTTGGGAAGTGCAATGGCCTGTTGAGCTTTAATCATGGAAGATAAAGCCCACGAACTGGCGGTTCTCAAAGCACAAGCGTCCATCCGGCTTGAAGAAATTAAAGCGCAGGACTCTGCTAAAGAAGTTGCAGGGAAGGCAATCGGTGAGAACGGCCTTCTTTATATTTTTTTCATCGTGCTTGTGGGCGTTGGAGCATCGCTTTTCCTTGAGGGAGAGAAGATCGCTGCTGTGATGGGCTTGCTTGGCGCTTCACTTACTGCACTTATCCAGATGCTCAACGGTATCGCCGGAACTGCTGCGAAGCAAGAGAAGCCTGAGTTTGAAGTCATCAAGGATCTTATTCATCGTCTTGACAAGCTAGACCGTGCCGAGCAACCCATGCAAGTGGATGTTGAAGGCAGTAAAGTCACGGTTAAGAAAGGCGCAGATCAAATTACCGCAAAGGGGTAATTATGCTTTCATTGCTATCCACGCTCGGTGGCTTGTTAATCTCTGGTTTACCAAAGCTGCTTGATTATTTCCAAAACAAAGCCGACCAAGCCCATGAACTTGAGCTTGCGAGGATGCAATCAGAGCGTGAACTGGCTTTAGCCAAGGAAGGGTTCTTAGCCCAGCAGCGTGTGGAAGAAATCCGCACCGACCAGATCGCCATGCAGACTGATGCTCAAATGACAGTTGCTGCGTTGGATCATGACAAGCAAATCATTGAGAAGTCTAGCAAGTGGGTCGTGAATTACATTGGTACGGTACGGCCTAACGTCACTTATCTGTTAATCCTAGAACTGATTGCCATCAATGCTGTGCTTGCGTATTACATTTGGCATCACCCCCACCTTGTGCAGAACATCGACGATTTGATTCGTGTTAGCGCCATTATCTTTTCCGACGATGAGATGGCAATGCTTGGTGGCATCATTGGGTTTTGGTTTGGCTCGCGTAGCTGGCAGAAGAAGTGAAAACAGGTCAGGCTGGCATCGAGTTGATGCATAGGTTTGAAGGCAAAAGTCTTAAGCCGTATTTATGCCCTGCCCACATCTGGACCATTGGTTATGGTCATGTCTTGTACCAAGAACAAATCAAGTTACCTGTAGTGAGAAAAGATGGCTATACAGGCATTCTTCGCAAGGATTACCCACTTGCACCCCAAGATAATCGCGCTTGGACGCAAGAGGAGATTGATCGCCTTTTTGAGGATGATCTCGTCCGTTTTGAACGCGGTGTTCTTAGAATGTCTCCTAATCTTGCTGGCCGTCAGTCAAGCTTCGACGCTGTGGTCAGTTTTGCGTTCAACGCTGGAGTCGGGAATTACCAGCGGTCTTCAATAAGAATGAAGAACAATCGTGCTGACTATGAAGGCGCAGCAGAAGCGTTTATGATGTGGACTATTGGCGGGGGCAAAGAGCTGCCCGGATTGGTTCGCCGCCGCAAAGCCGAAAAAGCGCTGTATTTACGGGGTGTGTAATGCCTCTTACCAAAGTACTTTACAAAAACGGTGTTAACCGAGAGAACACGAGATATACCACGGAAGGTGGGTGGTATGTATCCGATAAGATACGTTTTCGCCAAGGAACGCCAGAAAAAATAGGCGGATGGGTACGCATATCGGCTAATGTATTTTTAGGTGTTTGCAGAGCCTTATGGAATTGGGCAACGCTTGGCGGTGAAAACCTTATGGGCGTTGGAACTAACCTTAAGTATTACATTGAACAAGGCGGTACATATAACGACATAACACCAATAAGGACAAGAAACTATACAACGTCTTTATCTAACCCTTTTGATACAACCAATACAAGTACAGCAGTAACGGTTAACGATACAGCGCATGGCGCGCAAACTGGTGATTTGGTTTACTTTACAGGTGCAAGTACTACGGGCGGTATACCTGCGGCAGAACTTAATACGCGCCATGTAATTACGTCCATTACCAGTGCTAACGCTTACGTCATTACGGTCACGACAGCGGCAACTTCAACAGTGTCAGGTGGCGGCGGTACGGTAGGGGTTGAGTATTTTATTAATACATATGCTTTAGGCACTGACCCCTTTGCCACAACAAATGGATCGCCTGTAGTTGTTGTTACAGCAACTTCTCATGGGGCATTAAATAATGACTTTGTTACGTTTAGCGGAGCAAGCGCAGTAGCGGGGCTTACGTTAAACGGTGAGTATCAAATAACATTCCTTACTAACAACAGTTATTCTATAACAGCATCAAGTAATGCAAACGCCACAACAACAGGCGGCGGGTCAAGTGTATTAGCGTCTTATCAAATTAATACTGGGCCTGCTACTCAAGCGCCAGTTACTGGTTGGGGGGCTGGTTTTTGGGGGTCTGGGACTTGGGGTGTCGGAACATCGTCTTTAGATTCTTTACGGCTTTGGTCGGCCAATAACTTTGGCGAAGATTTAGTTTATGGCCCAAGAGGTGGAAATATTTATTATTGGGATGCTTCCACATCAGTAACAACTCGAGGTGTAGCTATAGAAACTTTACCGGGTGCTACAGATCCTCCCATCATACAAAACTTTATTTTTGTTTCTGATACTTACAGATTTGTAATTTGTTTTGGTTGTAATGACGTTTTGTCAGCAACTCAAGACCCTATGTTAATTCGTTGGTCGGATCAAGAATCAGTAGTTAATTGGTCACCGGCAGCAACAAATCAAGCTGGATCAATACGACTATCTCACGGTTCAGAAATCATTACAGCTTTGCAAACACGACAAGAAATTGTGGTGTGGACTGATACGTCTTTATATTCACTTCAATATCTTGGCGCGCCTCTTGTATGGGGTTCCCAATTGATGGGAGACAACTTATCCATCATGGGTCCAAACGCCGCAGCAATAGGATCTGGCGTGGTTTTTTGGATGGGCAAAGATAAGTTTTACGCTTACTCAGGTCGCGTCGAAACATTAAATTGTGACCTTAGAAGGTATGTCTTTAGTGATATTAATCTTTTCCAGAACCAACAAGTTTTTGCTGGGACTAACGAAGGATTTAATGAAATATGGTGGTTTTATTGTTCATCCAGTTCAACAACAATAGACCGATATGTGGTTTACAACTACGCAGAAAAAGTATGGCACTACGGCACGATGGCACGAACGGCTTGGATTGATGTAAGTTTAAGAGACTATCCACAAGCGGCAACATATAGTTATAACTTAGTTAGTCATGAACTAGGTAATGACGACAATGAAACAGGTACGCCTGTAGCAATAAACTCGTACATTGAATCGTCTGAGTTTGACATTCAAGACGGCCATAACTTAGGGTTTGTGTATCGAATACTTCCAGACATCACCTTTGAAGGTTCATCGACATCAAGTCCACAAGTAACGATGACGTTGATACCCATGATGAACTCTGGGTCGGGATATAACAATCCCCAGTCTGTTAGCGGCAACAGTTCGGCAACCGTGGCAAGAACGTCAACGTCAGTTATTGAACAGTTTACTGGCCAGGTTTATGTAAGAGTTCGTGGCCGTCAAATGATCTTCAAGATTGAAAGCACAGACTTAGGATCGGCGTGGCAACTTGGTTCACCTAGAATTGACATACGTTCAGACGGAAGAGCTACGGGACGTGGCGCATGAAACTAGATAATCCAGCGCCACCAAACTTGCCGTATGCCTCGAGCAACTATGATCAACTGTACTTTGAATCATTTAACAATGTTTTAAGGCTGTACTTTAATCGACTAGAAAATGTGACTCGAAACATTTTAGGTCCGCAGGGTGGTTCGTTTATTAATTTGCCGTACGGCGCGTTTTATGACACCACGGATCAAACTGCTGCATCTACAACAACTGCATACCCAATTACCCTTAACAGTACAACGCTGTCGAATGGAGTGACTGTAGAAAATAGCAGTCAAATTACATTTGCCTACGAAGGTGTATACAACATTCAGTTCAGTATTCAGCTTGCTAACGATACTAATACAACCCAAGACATTGATATTTGGTTTAGAAAGAACGGGGTGGATATAGACAATTCAAACAGCCGGTTTGGGTTAGCGCAAAGAAAATCAGCAGGCGATCCGTACCACGTTATTGGAAGTTTGAATTACGTAGACTCGTTTTTAGAAAACGACTATGTTCAGTTGTACTGGAAAACAAGTAATACATCTGCGTATATTGAAGCTTATACAGCGCCTTCTAGTCCGACTAGACCTGCTATACCTTCGGTCATTTTAACTGCGACATTCGTGTCATCTACAACAGCATAATCATGGCTTTAGATCGTTACGGTAATTTTGTTGACCAAGAAGGTGATGACGGACTGTTTAGTACAACGCAGTCTGATTTGATAAACATCATTGCGCCAACACCAACGCCTACGCCAGCTCCTACTCCAACAACTACACTTTTTACAAATGAGCAAATTGCTCAATACTTTGCAAATGCGTTCAATTGGCCATCTTCTAGTTCACAAGATCTATTGTCACGAGTAGTTTCGGATTATCAATCTGGAAACATCGAAACAGGACAGAAGGTATTAGCAGATGCGGCAAAGTATCAAGTAAGTGATCAGCAACTTGCATCAGTATTTGGGGTTACGCCAGCACAGCTTCAGGAATTTAGAGGTGCATTGCCAACAACAAGTGCAGGCGCATTATCAACGACCCCTGCTTCTACGAGTGGCGCGTTATCCAATCAAGTCACTTCTACGCCAGTAGGCGGTGACAAGGCAACCCCGACAGGGGTATTACCAACAACAAACCTTACAACAAAAGCTATAGACACTAGCGGGGCTTTGTCAACGGTAGCACCTACTGTTAAAACGGCTGTTGATCCGAGGCTTTCAGAGGTCAAGACTTACTGGGAGCAAACGACTGGTGATAAGACATATGCTGGTCTCACAGACGAGCAGATATCAAAGATCATCACGGATAACCCAACTAACTATAGACAGGCCATTGGACAAGCCGCAGCCAATCTAAACCGAAGCAACACAATACGTGATGCGTTTTTATCTATTTACGAAGACCCTAACAAAACCTCTTATCAAAAAGCGCAAGAGATAAAAGCGCTTGCTGCTAGTTCAAAGGTAAGCCCAACTGAAATAGCAAATGTTTTAGGGTTTACTGGGCAAGATGGCGTAAGCCTCTTAAACACTTTTTTGAATCAGTCAAGCCCCAAAACGATTGAGGCGCGAGAATCATTTAGAGAAATATATAACAATAAAGATCTGAGTGATCTACAAAAATCTCAACAGATCAATCAGCTTTTATCCACAAACAAAGTCAGTAGAGATGAATTAGCAACTGCATTAGGTCTTAATTTAGATACTTTTAATAAGTACCTTGATCAAGATCCTACAGTTATAAGCAATCTACTACAGACAGCAACCACAAACATAGGGTACAACGATCCAAAGTACACAACGCAAAAACAAGATTATGAAGGCAATTGGTATTCTGAATTAAACGCAGCCGGTCAACAATTAAAACAAGAGATACAGGAAGCAGAAAGGCGGCTTGAGGCGCTTGGCTATGAGGCGTTTGATCCTGATGGCCCGTCATATCAAACTGACTTTGGTACGGAAGGGAGTCAACCGGCAAAGTGGCTATCGCCAGAA